CGTAGATGCCTGCCCACCACTGACTGTAAATGATTAGCAGATTTAAGATCGTGCCCAAAGGGTTTTTCAATAACAACACGGGATGTTTCTGAGTCATCTAAAAATCCTCCTTGCTTGAGGTTGATGATTGCCCACTCATATCTTTCGGGTGGGACAGATAAGAAGTAAGTTGTGTCGTCAGTCTCAGGAAGTTTATTCAAACTTTCCTGGCTGGATAAATCGCATGAGACATAATTTAATTGATGCAGAAATTCCTCTGGGTATTCTCCAAGAGATTCTTTCCAAGCATCAACTCCAATATCTCTTCTGGCGGCACCAGTGATTGAAAATCCTTTAGGCAAAAGATCCTTCTTCCAAAGTTTATAAAGTGCTGGAATAAGTTTTCTTTTACATAGATCTCCGGTAGCACCAAATATTACTATGCCTCTAGTGAGCGGTTCCATTTCCATTGTACTTGTCCGTTTCATAATAGTTATTTTCACCTTTTCGTATCCCGAAATATATTGTGGATAGTACAAAGGGTATTGCTGTCCAAAGTAAGACATTAGCGAACATGATGGCCACCAAACATATACCGCATTCCGTTCAAGACTTTGTTTGCGAATTCTCCAAGTCTTCTTGAGTTGAATCGTTCAAATAATGCGGTAGATATAACAGGTGCGGGAACACCAAGATCCACAGCAGCGTGAACAGTCCAACGACCCTCACCACTATCGCTAACTCCCCCACTGAACTTGCTAAGCTCTCGATCGCTGCGTAGAACATCAGCGGTAAGATCAAGCAACCAGCTCCCCACAACACTACCACGACGCCATAACTCAGCCACTTCAGCAACATCAACATCATAACAATAATCTTCTGGGTTTTCCATCGGAGCAACCTCAGCATCGCCCTCCTTAACGTATTTTGCCCCAGCATTAGCTTCATGCAGGATATTAAATCCTTCTGCGTATGCTTGCATGATTCCATATTCGACTCCGTTATGTACCATCTTCACAAAGTGACCCGCACCTGCTGGTCCACAATGCAACCAACCAAACTCTGCGGAGGTTTCCTTGCTTAAAGAATCAGTTCTTGGTGCGCCCCCAATTCCTGGTGCGAGTGCCCTAAAGATCGGAGCGCATCGGGATACTGCATGATTTGAACCGCCAACCATAAGACAGTATCCACGGTCCAAACCATAAACACCACCAGAAGTACCACAGTCAATATATTCGATACCCAACTCTGCCAGACGTTCTGCCCTTTTCCGTGAGTCCTTAAAATTGCTATTGCCATGATCAATAATAGTATCTCCAGAACTAAGTAATGGTAATAACTCATTGATTGTGTCCTCGACTAATTCTGCTGGAATAACAAGTTGGAAGATTCCAGACTCTCCATCTTTTTTGACTACTTGAACAAGGCTTTCCAGAGAATCTGCAGCTGCTGTAATATACCCACGTTCTGCTGCTTCTTGTGCTTTGTTATAATTTCTTCTGTATCCATAGGTTTCAATTCCCTCCTTTAGCATTCGGCGAGACATTCCCTCACCCATTCTCCCCAGACCAATAATTCCTACTTTCATAATAGTACCCCTTAAAATTTTGAATCTCGTTTACATATAAATCCAGATCTTTTTAGTTATTCCCAATCAAAAGCAGTCATGATTTTGCTGCGAAGTTCATTAAGAATTTCTTCATAGTCATTGTACATTCTATCTCCAACAACATAACTGGATTGTCTGTGTTCTACAGCATGAATGATCATTTCGTATTGATACTTTGTGAAGTTTTCCATTTTTTTATAGTTAGGGATTTTCATTTATCAAACATTTATTCTATTTCATTTGTATGAAAAGTCATGATAAGACTTTGATAACCTCTTCTTTTACATTATCTATGACATCTTGCATCAGGTTCACATCAATTCCCATGAAAGGTGGTATCATACCTATCACACGAAAAAATCCTTCAGCAAAGAGTGCAAGAAAAATAATTCCGAGACACATACTAATCATAGAAGCATTACGATTATGTTGTGTAATCGCAGCATCTATCATTTCCTGAACCTCTTCCTTAGTTACATATTTCACAGGTTCAGATTTTCCATCAGATGGAGTTTGACCTAATGGCCACCATTTACTTGGAGTCATTTGACCGACTCCTCCAGAGTTCGAATAGCTTCCGCAAGTTCTTGAAAGTGTTGGATTTCATCATTCATAATTTCACAGATCTTTTGATCTTCAGGAAAACGAGTTAAATATTCTGCATAAGTCAAAGAGGCATGAACCTCTACTTCATACGACAGATGGTATGCAGAGCGAGGAGCCACCCAATAATATACCACATTAACCCAATAATAGACAAGTACGAGATGTCTGGCAAAGAAGCGATCAATCCAATAAGCATTACCGCCCCGACTTTCCATGTATTCCAAATGCTCTGTCTCATTTAGAGTTTGTGCAAAGTGTTCCTTCATCAAGTATAGGTGCTCCGGCCCCCTCAAACCCAAAGACTCTCTTAAATGTAGGACACTTAAGAAAGCAAAATAAGGTGCCCGAGCAATCTCTTCTAAAACCCAAAATCTTTGAAAGTCTCTACCTTGATAGAGAAAATCAATGATTGCTACAGTGAAATTTAAAACGACAGTGTTAATAGTGTTCATGAGTTTCCTGCTATTAGATAAGCGTTATTTAAACTCCAAACAATTAATGCAATTATTACTCCAAAAATAACAATAGTTTTAATCAACATGCACATGACCAATCATTCCCGCTCCTTTATGTGGTTCACACCAGTAAGTGTAGTCACCAGATTCTGGGAATGCAACTTCAAAGTCTTCACCTGGCAACATTGCAAGGGAATCATGACTTAACTCGGGATGATCTTCTACAATAACATTATGAGGGGGAAGCATACCATTAACAAAATGTATTGATTCACCAGCGGAAATGTTAACTTCAGCAGGATCGAAAACGAGATTGCCGTTAGACCCCATAGTGACATCTACAGCCCATGCGGGAAGTGCAAAAAATAGTGATGCTAGCAGTGCAAAAAAGAACTTCATATAAGTTTATGCAACTACTCTATCTAGGTATTATCTTCTTATTTTATACAATTATAAATCATTTTTGTGCGGACTCACTCACAATCCATCATCGATGTAGCAAGTTCTCCGCCTATTTCTGAACCTTGGTTCTGACCAAACATTGCTATCCACCCAGCAGCAACCCAACCAACGTAAGGTATGTTAGTGAGAAGTGGAGCAGCAGCAGCGCCCATACTAGCGCCGACAATTCTTCCCGTTGACTGTCCTCCACCGACCGCCTTGATGCACTCTTCTTTTTTTGCACTTAACTTTCCCAAGTCATCACTCTGACCCCCCATCGTATATTCTTCGTCGGTAATTACAGTGGTTCTTCCACCTATACCAAATAATCCATTTTCTTTATCAACTGTTTTTTTCTTCCCAATTACTTTGGGATCATTGGAACTATAATCTATTTTATATCCATCTCGTCCTGCTTCTACTGAGTATGAAGTGTAATCTCCTACAGGAAGATTAATTACTGGTATCCCAGGACGATTCATTAGATGTCCTAAGATACCAATATGAGCAACTCCGAATAATGTTCCTATTGTAAGAGCAGTCCACTTAAACATAATATCATACCGTTGGTTTTACAGGTGGTTCCCCGTCCTTTGTCTGAAATACAAGAGGTGCTTGTTCTATACGAATTGTTTGTGCAGGAGCAGTTCTTGCTGCAGCATCAATCAACCTTTCTAGATCTGCCTTGCTTATTCCACCATTTGCGCCACCACCATTCTTTTTGGCGGTCTGAACACCGAAGGTAGCTAAAACTCCAGTGAAGACACTGGCGATAAAAGTTGGGTCCAGTTTTTGCTCTGGGATTCCAAGAGCAGGGGGTAGTTTAATATACGCCAATGTAAGTATTCCGCCACTCCAAACAAGGATACCAAGGCGGACAAAAGTACTAAGAATAGCAAGTTGTTCTTCCTTATCATCAATACCCTCTTTAAGTTTTTTCAGAAGTCCTTTCTTTTCTTCCTCAGATTTTTTGAGTTCTTCTGACATTGGTTACAAGCATCTAAATCTTATTTAGAAATAAATCCTTCTTCAACCAAAAACTTCCTTGTTAGTGGTGTGGGTTCGTACATTTCCCACATCTTTCCAGTAGCACAAGCAGCAAGTGCTTTTTGTGTCATTCCCTCCGTCTTTCCGGCCCAGGTTGCCTCTGCTTCCCATGGAACGGCAGCAGATGGATAAGTTCTCTCAGTCATCTCTCTCCAAAAAGGAGGGACACTATCTTCCGGTAAAATAATAGCAACTAAAGAATTCTTAATGCTTCCTGCCATACAGTCTTGAGCAACATGCCATCCTTCATGCCTCATCACACTCATAAGCACACTAGGACGATGCATGAATGCTTTATTCAGAAAGAAATTATTTCCTACAGTATGATAAACTCCACGATGACCTACAGGAAAATACTTCTCGTCTGCTAGAAACACCTTAACTCCGATCCCACTAAGAGAGGTGAGCATGTTGTTGAATTCAATAGCAATGTCAGTAAAACTATAAGTGTTGGGATACTGACTAGAAATATCCAAAATATTAGTGACTTGTTCGACTCCATCGGTACATTCTCTTAAGAGCATACACCCCATAGAATCATTAGTATAGTAACCCTTGGTGATTTTAGAGTCATCAGCAATAGCAGGAACGCTCATTCCACAAGACATTCCAAGAAATAATCCAGCAATAATATGTCTAATCATGGAAGAGCAACTCCACCTGTCATAGGAGGAATAACGTTGCCAGTCGTTGCTGGAAGTTCTGGTACTGCACCGTCCACAAGTTCTGGTAAAGAATCGCTGATTGCTCCAGTCGCAGCATTAACAACCTGTTCCTTTACGTTTTCTATAATTGCGTCCTTATTAAGATATAGATAAGCACCGCCGCCGACAACGGAAGCAGATATAGCAAAAGACGACAAAGCAAGTACATTAATTATTGTTTGCATGGTAATAATCCTCATAGTATTGAACAATGCCATTGGAACTAGCATTGCCCTGAGAAATCCAATCATGAGCACATTCATAGATGGATTTACATGTATATTTAGACTTTCTAGTTTCGTCTAATTCCCCACCATATTTATGAAGTAGAATACGAATTGCCTCTTGTCGTACTCTTAGTTTTTCTTCACTGTATCGCCAATCTTCAGTCATTCATCCCCCAGAATTCCAATTACGACCAGATGCATCACCATAATTTTCAGATCCACCAACATTGATTGGGTCCAAATCTAATGTGGTTACTGCACCCTTTACTGACATATCATACATCACTTCATGAATATTGTCAGGTTCTTTGTTTTCATTTCTCAATGTATTCTGCATTTCAATCGTTAGAAGTTTTTGCTCCTCAACATAATCACGATTGGCATCAGAAATAACTGCTGGTCCGAACCAAGGATCATCTGAAAGAACTCTTGGTGCAGGAATTGTTTTATGCTTTAATTCCGTATTCATTGAAATTGGAAGAAATGGGTAATTAGGATAGTTTGGATATATATTCTTCATGAGAAAACTAACTTATTTACATATTGATATGCATAGACTTGGCGCTTTCCTTTGATGCCCCAACCAAGCCAATAATAAGAAGGAATCATATACTGAGAGACTGATTGTCCACCACCTTCAAATCTTGGTAAGTTTTTTTGGAAGACTGGTTCATTAATCATGTACCGAGTTTGGCAGTAAAGTCCACTGGGATCGCAGTTATACTTTTTAGCAAATAATCCTAACCCACGATAACGGTTCTCAGAAGTCCACTGGATGATTCCATAACCACCGCGATAGCAACGATCATAAGGAACTCTAGCCCCTCCCTCGCATACGTTGGAACGGAAGTTGCTTTCTTGTTTAATGTTTCCCAGGATCGTAGCAAGGGCATTGCGATCTGTGATTTTTGTTTTTTCTTGAAGTTGTTTGAGGACATACTTTTCTTCTAGAGAGCACGACGGACATTTCCAAGTCTTCGGTGTTTGATATTCAATAACGGGCAAACTAACAACCTCCTTTTGTGGTTCAGAAGGTTTATAGATGAAGATGGCATAAACAGCAGCAATCGATGCTAAAACGGACAACTGCATAAATCTCATAAAATTTCCTCCACATAATAACACAAAAGAGAGGACAGGTCAAGATAGTCTGTCTCCCTCTTTAGTTAAGATATTTATGGATTTGTGGAGTGTACTGGTTGTAACATTCCTCCACCCGGATCGTCATTATCATCATCTACATCATTCTGATTTAAAACCCAGATAATCCAAGCAAATATTAGAACTGATGATAATGTTAACATTTGATTATCAATCACCAGATTCCTGGAATTAATTGCCCAGTTACAGCATAGGATCCCATTGCTGCTACTACGCCAAGCATTGCTGCCCATCCATTAATACGTTCTGCGCGTTCGTTCATTGTCCCGTCTCCTGTAGTGTAAGATAAAAGTTTTCGTTTGTAGGTCGTCTACCATCTAATTCATAGATCGTAGAATCTCCATATGTTTTATGATCTTTGTATCCAACCATTCTCCCCTTTGTATTTTGTAGAGCTGGCATGAATACGATGTAAAAGAATACTCCTGGTGCTCCGATGAATACAACGGAGACGATTACATAATAAGTAAGAATTTCAATCAAAGAAGTTTCCATCAGATAAGACCAAAGAAAAAGTTTCCTGTGAGTGCATATGAAAGGATTCCAAAAACAAATCCAATCATTGCTGTGCGTCCATTCAGTTTTTCTGCACGTTCAGCATATGATTCATAAGCATAACGCTCGGCGTCAGTCTTTGAAACATACATTTGTGGTTCTTTGGCGAACATGTTTTGGCGTCCACCATCTTCTGTTGTTACAGTCATTTTACATTATGTTGTAAATCTTTACATATTATATAGTAAAAAAGGAGGTCTGTCAAGACCTCCTCTGTATCTGATTTTACTTTTTAGAATCAGAAGTTGAACTTAACGCCAACTTTACCGCCCCAATCGATGATCTCATCGCCATCGGAGTCTTCGCCCGCAGTGATGCCTGCGATCTCACCGTAGATACCCAGATCTTCGGTAGCAGCATAAGTTACGCCAACCTTACCGGACAGTTCGGTTTCGGTGTCGTCAGCAGCTTCACTATGAACGAAAGCAGGACCGCCTTGTACATAGTAACCAACCTTGTCCGAACCACCTTCAAATCCTACGTGCAGATCGGTTGTAGCACCAGAATACTCGCCATCAGGATAAGCAGCATTTGCTTCGATGTTAACGTAAGGTCCTGCAAGGGCAGCGCCAGCGGACATTGAAAGAGCAGCAGATGCTGCGATTACAGATTTAAACATTTGAATTACCTCGTTAATTTACTTGCGGAATGATTACCCGCAGATGAAAAGAACCTCGACTTGGTTCTGTTGTTTTTCCACCGATTGGCCTTATCGGTATAGACTTACTCAAATAGTTGCGGAGGTTGCCTATGGAATGTAACTGACACATTGTGACAGTTGTAATATTTAGTATATCATAAGTCAAAAAAGATGTCAACGTAGGACAATTTACTCATTGACTTTGCTTGTTTTGGGCGGAACTTTCGGTTATCCGTCCAAGATAGGGATCATAATTCATAAATTGTCGAATGTCAACTGTTGCACCATTCTGTTGCCAGTAGTTTAATTGTGCAGTGTAATTGCCTTTATGAAACGCATCAACGTGTTCTGGATGAATACTCGACCCCAATTCTGTGCGATAAAGAAGTAGTGGAATTGAGAATGTGTTGCCAGAGTTATAGATTAAATCGTCTGCAACTGGTCTTGGTTTGACTCCCTGATCCAACTTATATTTCTCACCTTTGCAATGAAGTCGCACAAGTTTTTCTGCGTGATGACGACTGATGACATAACATGCTGTTGAGAAATTATTCACAAATCTTTTATGAAGTCTTACATGAATATCTCCTGTGCAGATGATTGCAATCTGAATTACATCCCAGTCATACGGAAAGTTTGCATAAAAATCAGACCAAGTGAAGTTCCAATACTTGACCAACTCCAGACTGCAATCATCTTCCATAATGATAGCATAGGGATTATCTGATTCTTTTAAGTAATGTTTTAGGGCTTTTAAATGTGAAGTGGTGCATCCAATTTCCCCAGATAACATATTACCAGGATATTTGCCAACGAGTATGTCGCTCAAATCATCATCACGTCCATCATATGCAGAGATACGAGTGTAGTTTTCAATCTCCCAATACTTAAACTGATCTTCCATATATTGTTTTCTTTCCGGTTGACCGTCAAGATTTAGATAATATATTGGTCCGATGTTTTTAAGTTTAGATGCTGACTTATTTTTATCCACAATCACATCAGACATGATACTTTGAGTTTTCCTTTGCTAAGTGTACTATCTTTGGTTCAAATTCACAATACTCGGAAAAGATTTCTGGATATGCAAACTGAGGTTCTAACGTATGTACGTACTTCTTTTGTTCGCTAAAGAACTTGTTTAGGTGACTCTCATCATGCCAAAGTGCAATCATATCTCTTGTCTCGTCATCTGTTGTTCTGCGAGCAAGTTCTTTAATCATACCAAGAACATATGGAAGTTTTCCACCCCAAAGACATCCTTGCCAATATGTTGAAGTGTCATCTTCGCGAGTGACTGCAGCGAGAGACTTTTTATTTGTCTCAAACGCACCAGGATAGTTTGTATGTGGTTCCATCCCAAGAAAGTGACAAGGATGATGAACACCAATATATCTCTTGTCAGTAAACAGATCCTCTTCTGTGACCTCATCAACAAAGCGCATATCAGCATCAAGGAAAAGAACATAGTCAAATCCTCTCAGTTTATCCTTCGCCCGCAAAATAGTCTTCCATCGATACAAAGTAATGTATGGCCAAGAAAGATGCTCTTGATAATACGGAACAATGTTATCTGGTAACCCACTAAGTTCACCATCAGTGAATACAAAATATGTCTTCTTTGTATTCTTTGCTAGATATTTTTCACAAGACTCATACCAAGTAGGAAGAAAGTTAAGGTACTGATTTGTACCAATAAAAATTACTGCAAGTTTCATTAAATCACAATCCAATTAGAACAATAAATGTCTTTAGTATCTAGGTGTTGATTTCCAGGACCAAACCACTCTGATGGAGCAACAACCTTTCCTCTATCTGCTAACCATGCAGCCCACCAAGAGAATGATGAGTTTGCAATAATAAAGTCAGTACACATTCCCATTAAACATTGATCAATATGACCATTTTCATTCTCAGAGATCATGAACCGATCATTATCAAACAGTAGTTGTTGATAACACCACTTGGGATCGTCAGAGAATACTAGTACTTTAACATCATCTGGAAATAATTTCAATGCCTCTTCATAGTAAGAGATATCCAAAGCATGATGATTTGGATTTGTGAGGTAATCAGATCGTCGGATATGGAGTCCTACGATAGTTGGGTCAACTCCCTCTGCATATACTCCCCCCATCATCTCTTCACAGGGTTTTCTGATGTCCTCCTTGAATGTAAAGTCTTGACGTATGATATCCTTCACATTACTGAAGTACTTCTCTGACTGAAAAAATCCATATAGAGAAATCCAATCAGGACAACTCTTAAAGATTTTCTCATCAAAATGAAATGACTCTTCTTGCAGGTAAGGCCTATCAGAATCAATTGCCTGACTATTGAGCGAACTTACGGAACTCATCTCAAAACAATCAAAGAGTTCTGTTCGATTCATATTACCAGCTCCATCGTCCACACCCTTTGCGTAAAATGGAAAGCAGAAGTTATATCTATTTTGAGCAGCAATGCCCCTCAGTGCTGCATACTGAAACATCTGATTGCCACGACGACCTAATCGTCCTATATGATTAAATCCAATCATTTTCCAACAATCTCCTTCACGCTAGGAATATAGTGATTCTGAATTATATTCATCCAATCAAACTGTTTTGCATA